TGCTCTACTAGAGCTTCCATTGAATTGTCTTTGCTTTCGAAATACGCTTTCACGTTCATTTTAGAAGCTTCGAAAAGTGCTTCGTTGTCTTTTTGTAGTTGTGCTACAAATTGTGTTGATGTTGTCATTGTTATTCTCCATTTGACTAGATTTAAGTTTACATACTGTAAACTATGAATACATTTATTCTTTATATAAAGGGATAAATGAGTTGCACCTGTTAATATAACTACTCAGTTATAATCATGCAATCATCAATGATGAGTAGCAAAACTCTTTGCTACAAATATATTTATCATTTGAATTAGATAATTATATTACAATGAAATATCTTCTAATCCTGCGGCACGTAGTTTAACTACATTATTAATTTGAAAGCCTTTGGCTTCAAGTGCCTTGATTATACCGATATATTTGTTTCGTATTAGACTAAAATCATTGATTAGATATTGTAAGTCTACTACGTCTTGTTCACCGTCTACATATTTTTCTGCATCACGGCTACTTAATGCTTTGTTGTAATTTTCTAAAAACTTACGAAATGTTCTACTACGTAGTTTACGCATTTCTGTATTTAGATGTTCTAATATTGCTTCTACTTCTTGTAATTGATTAAATCTGTGTTCGACAATACCTGGCATTTCTCTACTGTGTTTTTCTAACACACCTTTCATACCACACTCGAACCTAGCGGCATCAATTTCACGTTCGTAGAAAGAGATAGCCGAAACTATCTCTGCCATGTTCTGCGAAACTTTACGATACCAGTTACTCATTAATCTTCATCTTCCCAATATTCTTCTGCATACTCTTCATCTGAATCATGATCATCATTGACTTCAAAGTAATCGGTTAATGCTTGATCTAGTAGTTCATCGTGGTCGCCAATTTCAACCGCATGTCTTTTTAGATCTACGCCATAATCATCTAAAGTAAAGATATAGTCTTCTGCAAACTTTTCTTTATTTTTATCTGGTATGTGTGCTAGTGCTTTATCGAAAATTTGTAAGAATAACTCTAAATCGTTATCACTCAGATTCATTAATAACCTCCTGGTCAGTTTGTTCGCCATCACTATCTTTTATGTGATCTGGTTGCATATCCCACTCTTGCATTACAAGTTCTAATGCACCGTCTTTGTTAGCATTCCAAGGTTTACGGAACATTTTAATTACTTCACCTGTTACCGGGCTAATGTATTCTAAACTGTTTCCACTTTTCTTAAGAACATCTTTTGCTTCAAAGAATTCAGTTAAGCCACTGTATGGACTCATACCTGTTTCATATGGAATTTCAACTTGCACACTTTCAAATGGTTTTGCATAACGTGTTTTCATTACTTTACATGCTGCTCTAATACCAAATACTTGTGATGTTTTGTTACCGTCTGCATCAACTTTTAGTTTAAGTTTACGCATTGCAATAACAATACTACTTGCATAGATAAAGCCTTGACCACCTGAGATCTTATCATCTGGATCAAACATATCTTGTGATGCATATGTGTGGTTTGTGCATAACATACCAACGTTAAACTCACCAAACATGTTAACTGTGTTACGAACTAATGAAGTTAGTGCTTTAGGCTTACGACCCATATCACCTTTCATGTCACCTTTTTGAAACTGATCAACATCAGTAGGTGTTAGTAACATACCCAAAGAATCTACAACAAACAACACCTTAGGTCGTTCTTCTTTTTCTTTTTCTGCATATTCTGCCTTGTAATCTTTCATAAAGTCACTTACAGTTCGAGCGACATCATCAATCATACTCATGTTTAGTTTTAGTAGTTTATCTTCAGCAGTATCTACTTCAAGTGCATGTAGCCACTTTTCATCAAGTGCATTTTCACTATCAATTAGCACTACAAAGATACCTTGGTCTTGTGCTGCCTTAACTACATTACCTGCCGCAATATAACTTTTACCTGCGCCTGATTCTCCTGCAAGAACAGTTACTTTACCCAAAGGAATACCTTTGTTAAAGTCGTTACTGATTAATTTGTTTAGTGTGTAGTTGCCTGTTGAGATCCATGTATCTGGATCATTAAACCCGACACTTAGTCCGGGCACCGCTTTAGTAATACTTTTACGGAATTTGCTTACGTCAAAAGGTTTTGCCATTTATATCTCCAATCTAAGAAACTTGGACATGCTTGTGCATGCCCAAGTTTTGTTATTTAC